GAAAAAAAAGTGTGATTTATTCATACGTATAGAAAGGAGAGATTAATGAATGGGCTCATTAATGAAATTATAGCTGAGATAAAACGAGACATTGATAAGGATAACCTGATGGCTCTTAGAGACATGTTAACTAGGTTGTTAGAGAATGGAGATAACAAACATATACTTACCTGCTATCTGTCTGAGTTTCCAGAACTACGAGAAGAATACAAGGAGAAGACTAATGACTGATATGGTAAATTCACCACCGCATTACAATAGCGGAGAAATAGAATGCATCGATGCAATAGAAGCAAGTATGACACCCGAAGCTTTCAAAGGTTACTGTAAAGGTAACTGTTTAAAATACATTTGGAGATTTTCTTACAAGAATGGGCTCGAAGATGTTAAAAAAGCACTTTGGTATCTAAATAAACTTGAAGAAGCTATGGAAAAAGAGAAAACTCTTTAGAACAACCTGTGATTAAATGTATTAAAAAGTTGTTTAAACTAAAGCTAAGGCCTTACTACAGCAATCAAAACGTTACTAGCGAGCTCTGGTGAGGTCGTTTTTCAGGTTATCTTTACTTTTTTTACTTTTAAAGAATAATTTGTCAGCCTTTCTTTGTAAGCTCTTTTCTACCCATTTAAATACAAATTCTTTTAACACTTCCATCTTTTTCTTGCTTGCCTTAATCTTGAATTAGGATCTTTAGCTGCTTTAGGAAACTTCTTCATTTGTCCAGCTGATCTTGCACAGTAAGATTTTCTTCTTCCTGCTGCTTTACTTCCTTTTTTAACTTTACCAGTAACTGCGGTCTTTAATTTAGATCCAGGATTTGCACGTCTGTGCGCAGCAACACCTTTGGCCGTCATGCCAGCTCCTGATTTTGTTTTACGATAATTAGCGCCCTTGCCCGATGTTGTTTTACGAATAGCTTTTTCTTTTTTTCTAGGCATTATTTTTTCTTTGCTGTTTTTTTAGCTTTTTTAAAAGATTTAGCAGTAGGTGCTCCTTTAGATCCTGGCTTACGCATCTTCTCATTAGAACCTGCTTTAATTCTTTTTCTTTTAGCGTGTATATTTGAATATAATCCCATTATGCTCTCCTTGCGGTTTTAGTTCTTTTAAAAGACCTGTTAGATTTTTTAGCTTCCATTTTTATATTTTTACTTTTGTTGTTTAAGGGGTTGTTGTCTTTGTGCGCAACGTCTTTACCGTCTCCTACACTCGCTTGCCCCGAAGCAATCATTTTTCTTCTAGCTGCATTACGACCCGCTCTTCTTTTTTTCTGAGCAGAAGTACCCTGATATCTGTCGTACTCTTGTCTATAATTTCTAGCCATTTAAATAGTATACACTTTGAGTGGTTTCTTTTTACCCTTTACATACATTTTTTTTACAAACTTTGTGCCTTGTACCTGCGTAGCTGTAGGCTCCCCAATCAATATATCTACTCCAACTTCTTTAGTTGCGGATTCATAACGTGCAGCACAATTAACAGCATCTCCAATAGCAGAGTAATCAAACCTAGTACTAGACCCCATATTACCGATCACCGCTGGTCCAGTATTTACACCAACCCCAATAGCAATCTCATGCGACAACTCCTTGTTAAGCTCTTTAATAGCTTTCTGCATCTCTACTGCGCAGTCAACTGCTGCTTTTGCATGCTGATCTAGATTAAGGGGGGCGTTGAATATGGCCATGCAAGCATCACCAATAAACTTATCTACCATACCGCCGTGCGCTTGGACGCATTCAACTTGTACAGTTAGAGCTTTATTCATTATTTCAGTTACTTCAGTAGGGGATAGGCTTTCGGATAAAGAAGTAAACCCTCTTACATCAGTAAAAAGAAAAGTACACTCTTTAAGCTCGCCTCCTAGGGTAAGCAACTCGGGGTTATCTTGCAAACGTTGTACTTGCCTGGGATCTAAGTAATGACCAAACTGTTCTTTTATTTGTTGCCTTAGCTTAAACTGCTCCCTAAAGCGTAACCAAAACTCTTGTACAGATATAAGCACTAGTGATATAACACTATAACTAACATCTATAAGTATATTGTTTGTTATTAAATAATAACCTCCTCCCAGAATACTTACAACTAGTGTGCCCGTACATACAGCGCTAGCCGTTACCTTACATGTGCGTATTATAAATATGGCTAATGTAAGTACAGTTAGTAATATAACTAATTCATATAATAGTCTATTAGCTGGTATGTAAGGAACATCTGCAACTAATAAGCTTTCTGCAAATGATGCTTGTATCTCATGTGGATACCTAAGACCTACTGGAGTAGAAATCTGAGGCTGCACTCCTGCAGCACTAACTCCCACAAACACAAATTTACCATTAACATCCATATCGTCGAGCGTGGTCCGTGGACTATTAATCCAAGACACCCATCTACGGCCGACTGAATCTGTACGTATCTCTCCCAGGTTAGGTAGTTTTATGCCAACTATTTCATTGGCCTCTGTATTAATAATATAGGTACTAGAATTAGTAATAACCTTTAATACTTCTGTTCCAAAGGTAGGTACCCATTGGTCATCAGCATTCCCCTGTAATAACAAAGGCATTCGTCTTACTAACTTATCTACATCTACTCTAGCAGTAGCTAAACCTTGGCTAACATTCTTTCTTAGCTCAGGAGTATTTTGTATAACGCCCGATACCCTAAGTCCACGAGCCCCGTCCCCTAATATTACTGTACCTTGGGTTGGAGGGTACGCACCATTGGTATTTTCAAACATGCCTAAGACACTCGGGGAAGTGCTTAGCGCAGTGTTGAAAAGGGCATCCCCTCCAAATCGATCAGGCTGAGGAAAGGTTATAACCCACCCAACTCCTATAGCGCCGTTGTACATTAACTTATCGTGTATACCTGCTAAAACAGTTCTAGGAAAAGGCCATCCTCCCATCTCTTCTAAGTCTTTTTCTGTAATATCTAAACGTACAAAGTGCCCACTGGGGTCTGGAGTATGTACGAGAGAATCAAATATCTTTAATCTAAGTACTTCTAACGCTGTAAAGTTAAACAGCAAAGGTATGGTAAGTGCTAAGACTGCAATAGGACCTAATAGTTTTTTCATTATCCCCCCTGAGTAATAGTAATAGTTGATTCGCCACCACCATTTACTTTAATTACATTAGACACACCATCTTGAATAAAGATAACCGTATAAGAGTTACTACTGTTTAGATCCACTTGTACGGACTCATTCACTTGTCTTCGTAAGCTAATAACTTGCCCTGTAATAAGTGTAGTTATTTGAGTATCGGGATCTTTGCCTAGTAGAGTACCTGATACCTGTGCACTTATGCCCTGGCTAAGCTTATCATCCTCTTGTACTAAAGCTAAAGCATCTAATACATTAAGCAAGTCTTCGAGGAAGTTAACATCTAAGTAGTTTATATCTAGTTCTGTAAATTCTAGCTGGTCATCTTTTAAATAATCTTCCGCAAGGTAGTCTATATCCAAATCATTAAAGTCTAGTATGTTAGCGGTTTTAACCACTGCTTGTTCTTCTATAACAACTTCTTGTTTGGCAGGAGTAACAATCAACATGTTATCAATCATGTCTAGTGTAAGGTCTAATATGACAGGCTTGCTTGGGCTAGATTCATAAACAGACACAGTTGTGGCTTCATAAGGTTTGTTAAGTAATACACTACCCATAGCTGTAACAACTTCTATCTCACCACTAGATAAACCGTTGGGGCCAGGCAAAAGTATTATTAATGATCTGCCTAGCTCATCAACTGTAGTAGTAAAATCTGTACCCCTAATAGAAATATCAGCCGTAGGAGTAGACAATTTAATATTGTTTTTGTTTATTTTATTTAGGTTACCACTTATAAACCTAGCGGTACCAAGACCAAAAGTAATTGCCATCTTAGCTTTACTAGGGTCGGGGTCGTAAATGTATTCGGTAATAGTAAGTTTAGAGTGTTCTGTAAGTTTAACTCTAGAGTCATCAAGAAACGTAATTGCCATTCTACCATCTGTAGTAATAGCTTCATCGTTGCTTTGTATAGCAAAGTCTAATGTAGCATCTAGGGGTTTGTTTCTTACAATTTGTGCCGAACCATTTAGTTCAGATATACCGCCAATATCAGCAGCCGACTGCTGTTCCTTGGTCGTTTTGGATAACACAAACTGTGGAAGAAGCATTACCGCCAATAGACAGAATCTTAAGCCAGTCATTGTCTTGGGTACTCAGTTGTTGGATATTAAAGGTTCTTTGACCACCCGTGTGATCTAGATAAAAATAACCACCAGCAGAGGCCGTTACGCCTGTACCTGTATAGTTAACTGTATTGTCACTACCGTCTATATCCATAAAGTTAGTAGCTCCATCAATGTTAATGTTTGAAGTAATAGTATTGTTAGAACCTTGAATGATCCAGTCTAAGTCTAGTGTAGCAGCCAATGCAGACGTAGCTTGGTTTAACGTGAACGTATTCCCAGCACCTGTAACAGCTACATTTTGATTAGAGCTATCAGCTCCATAAGTGTTGGTTGGATCTACCTGGATTGTAAAGCTGTTTGTTGAGCCCGTAAAGTTGTAGATACCTGTAAAGCTATCTGCCCAGATGTCACCGAGGAATTTATTAGTAGCACCAATCATATTGATGTCTAAGGTTAACCCTGTACCGTCTAAATCGAAAGCCGTAAGGCTTCCTGCGCTAGATGATAATCCACCAATAATGTTGGAAATACCGAGTTGCTCGAGGTCTATGTTAGCTCCAGTACCGGACTGGGTCACATAGATTTCGTTATCTGCTCCTGTAACTCCTATACAAAAAACAGCAAGTAGACTAATTAGCTTGTTCTTCATACAATTATTCTACTCCTACTAAAGGATTTTGTCTAATCCAGTACCCTCTTTCATAGCCTAGGTTGACTATCTCTAGTACCCCGCCTTCTATTGCTTTCATCAAAGCTATAGTTGAAGATTCATTAGAAGCATTGCCTAACTCTATCTCTACTAAATCAGTATTAGATTCTATAAACCTAAACACGTCTTCTGACTTTCCGTAAGAGAATATAGTCTTCTGGGATAAGACTTCTAGTAACACTTCCCCGGTAGCAACAGACACCATACGCAAACTTACAGTTACATTGTCTTCTCTATAGAACAAACTTACCCCAATTCCAAGATACCTAGCGCCTGCACCCCCCGATTTTAAATTTGATTCATACGATATTACTGCCCCTTCTATTAATACACCTGCAAATAACAAAGGAGCTAATTGCTTTTTCTTTTCTTCTTCTGTGGCAAATTTTTCTCTTGCAGATCTTATTAACTGACGCTCTTTAACTAAGTTATCTAAGCCAACCCTTTCTACTACCCTAAAAAAGTTACCATTGCCGGCATGTTTTAGTGCTCTTATTAGTAGTGCATTGGGTTGTTGTGTTATGGCTGTAGAGAATAAAGCAAACTCTGAATTACTTTTACGTTGGCCTGTTTGATCGGTTAAGGATGTAGGGTATATAGCTACAACCGGTTGTACTTTAGGCAGGTCTACATTTTTTAACTCAACTGATTGTAGATCTTGTATAGATACTACGTCGTTTAGATTTAATCTTTGTTCGTATGTGTCTTCTAACTGATAGAAAATAGAACAACTAGAAAGTAAAAGTACCGATAGGTATCGTAATCGAAGTAACTGTGCCATCTGCTTCCGTTATTGTTAAAGTTAATGTAATACCATCACTTGAATATACTATGGTATTTCCTTCTAGGGTTATTGTACCCGACTCACTAGGAATTTCACCAAATAGGTTGTTTACTAGCTGTCTTGATAGCTCTGCATACACTCTAGATTCTAGGTTTCTTAAAAATCTGGCGAGTGTGCTGTTTTCTTTTTCTCTTTCTATTTCGTCTTGTAAGGCTTTAATCTCTTCTTTTATAGTTAGTTTTCTTGAGAACTCTTGGTTTTCTATAGTGAGGTAGTGTGAGCTAGTTCCTACGCCATTAAAGCTAGGAGATTTAAATTTGTGTACTATTTGATCTGCTAAAAGTGTTTGGCAAGATATACCTATTAATAATAATACCCCTACTATAGCTACAAACTGGATTACGGAGTCCGCATCTTGCATTCTTTTTCTTCTACGTATTTCTTCTTTTGTAGGTCTGCCTCTTTTTCTAATCTTTTCGTTGGTCATCGCGGTCCGCCTTTGCTATTCTATCTGTATTCATAAGTTGTGGTACTCCAAGTATAGTCTTCAAAAGTGTGTCTTGTCTAATTATCTCATTGTCTACAGACCTAACCCTGTCTATTAGGGCTATTAAAATACCATGCTGTGAATCTAATTTCTGACCTAATCTCTCTTCTATTTGAGCTATTTGTGCGCTTACTTTTTCGTCAAGCACATCTACCTTAGTTTCCATTCCATCTATGATTTTGTTTATAAGTTTCCAAATAAACAAACCTAAGCCTATAGCTGCTGCTATTGGAAAACCAACTTCGTTTATTAGTTGTACTACTGAATCCATGTCCTTGTCGGGAGGTTACTTGCCTTTTTTAGCCATAGCCGCTTTATGCGCGGCGCGCATTGTAGTGCCAGACATCATCTTACGTTTCATGAATTTCATGTGCGAAGCTGAATGGTGTTCCCCATGTCTTTTTAAAGAAGCTTCTTGTCTTTTTGTAAGAGATTTCTTTTTGTAAGGTTTACGTTTTGTTGCCATTTATGTTTTTAGCTTTTTTTTCTTTGTTTTGTTTATTATGTCCTGAGAGGTCATGCCGTAAACAGCAGGTTTCTTTTTAGCTGTGGCTTTCTTAGGTTTTTTCTTTGTTTTGTTTATTATGTCCTGGGAAGTCATGCCATACATAGTAGGTTTCTTTTTAGCTGTGGCTTTCTTAGTTTTTATCGGTTTTTTCTTTTTCTTTATCATTATTTTTTCCTTTGTTGTTACTATTAGCGCTGTTAGGCGCTCCTCTTACCATTGTAGATTGTGCATAAGATGCGCCTGCAATAGTTACAGTGGTAGGTTTGCTTTTGTGCCTAATACCCACTACTTCTTTTTACAGTTTTCTTTTTAGCCGGTTTCTTTTTCTTCTTTGCTGTTGGCCCTTTCGGGTATGCGCCTTTCATTCCCATGTCGTTTATTCCTGAGTTACATTTCATAATAACTAATAGTACCTTATTAAGGAGCCGATGGCCAACTAATTGGGTCAGCTGCTGGTAAGTCCCTGAGTGCCTGTCTGTACGTAACCCATTCTGCTTTTTTAGAATCCGATAGGGGAGAGTCTGCAGCTTGGGTCCAATCTGATTCAGATAGCAATAACGTACGTTGTGCGCGTACAAAGTCTAAAGGATCTTCATCTATAGCAGTTGCTGTGCCATCTACAAATCTATATTGCCCCGGGAAATAAGTTCCTTCTACTGCAGTTTGTCCACTAGCTACTGCTACATCCGCCACGTCAGTTACATTAGAAGAACCCGTACTTATAATTACTCCGGAAGATGTTGTGTATACTGTGTAATTCATTATTGTGTATTATCTATTGTTACATACATAGCTTGGTATGTTTGATTAGGTATCCCGCCCGATACATTCCAATTAATTCTCCAGTAGACTGTGCTTTGTGTACTACTTAAACCTGTCATTGTACCGTCCCAAATAAATACGTAAGTTCTAAAAGTACCAGCATTAGCATTCATTTTAGGGCTTAAGCTAACCGGGCTACTAAAATTAGAGCTAAAGCTGTATTGAATTGTGCCATTTCTAATATTTCCGTATACTCCTGACACTACAACCCTATATTTAGCATTGTTTCTGACCCCGGCCGTGGTACATGAAATGTTAGCAACGCTAGAAGTTTTACTAGTAATTGTGGTAGAACCAGGAAACGACCCAGCAAAAGAAATCACACTAGCCTCTACACCTAATGGTACAAAAGCACCATTAGATCTGTGACTTTTTATATCTGTACTTACGTTATCAAAATGCTTTATATTAAGGGTGTTTACGTTAATCCTATCTGAATTGATTAAACCCGCAGTTATTTTTGCAGCGTCTAATGTAGCAGTTATCTTTGCATTA